ATACTCTTCTACGAAGCCAGTTCCGTCATCCACATAGAGGCGGATGATCCCTGACGGAAGGGCAGGCTCGACCGTTTTGGCGAAGAGCACACGGCGGCCGTCGACCAAGATGACATTTCTAGCGAAGCTCTCGATCGCAGTGACGGTGCCTCGGCTCAACGACTGTACAAAGCTCTTGAGGCGGGCTCGGAAGTCCACATCTGACTCTCGGTCGCGCCCATTCGTGAAAGCGGCGGCATTCGAGACACCTGTGGCGCCCGCTACGCGAGTCACGAACTTGACGATCTGCCCGGCAGCTACGTTCGCCCTCGTACCCTTGTCGAGCGCGACCACCGTGATGTTACCGGACACAGACGCCGCATCCGGAATCGTCCCGCTGGTCGTGGTGCGGTAGCGGATGCTGCCTTGGGAGTCTGCCGCCGCTACCAACGTCCCGACTGGGATCGAGATCGCCCCTGTGGTGCCAGGTCTGGAGAAGATCACGACACCAGAGGCCGCCAGAGGAGCACGCCGAGTGACGAAGGCAGGCACAATCTCTTTGGCCCTCTCGTCGAGATCAGATCCTGTCGCCTTATCGATGCTGAACAGATCGCGGAGACGCGCCATCTGAAAGTAGATCTCGGCGTCCTCCGTACCAGCTGCCGCGAGGACTGCGTAGACGGCGGAGTTGATGGTCAGCCCTGTAAGAGGACTACGCGCGATCACCCTCGCGACCATGTCGCGGATGATCTGCACTCTGTTCCTGAGCTGGAAAATGGGCATCGTTATCCTCTGCTCGCCCCACTCGCCCGCCCGAACGGAATAACGAGGGTAGTCCCGTCCCGCTGACCGCGAAGGACTGGGGTAATCTCCTGTGAGAGCACATCGCCGTCAAGGACAACAGCCAGCGAGTCGATTTCCTCGATGCGTGGATCTAGGAGGACCGCCTCCCTTAGATTCAACGAAGCAAGGATCATCCGCTGGATTGTCCCGCGCTGCCCAGGGGTACGCCGGATCCCCAGCTCGGGGACGTAGGCGTTCGATCCCCGCTCCTGCTCGATGAGCAACCGGATGCCCTGAATCACGTTGTCCACACCCGTGACCGTCTGCGCATCCTCCAGATCTCTCGTGGTGTCCGCCTTCCACTCGAATCGCTTCTCTCGCGAGAACACATCTAGGTCTAGCGCGATATCCCGCCCATACAGCGCTTCGTCTGGAGTGAGGTAGCTCCCTTGGGGTGCTGTAGCCCCTGAGGCGCCCCCAGAGCGCACAGGTACGAAGATCTCCTCCCCTGGTGACCGAACCCCAGGCCCGCCTCCTGCGGCCAGGTAGGGGAACCGCAGGTCATTGATCAAGATGAGCGTTTCCGGTGTGGTCGAGTGGCGGGTGGCGAGAGACTCGATGGAATCTGTGCGCTGAATCTGAACCTTCTTCACGCCGTCCCACGTGGACAGTCGCAAACCGTACTCTCCGGACGAGCCGCGGGCTGCCTCTAGCCAGCTCCCAGGCTGGGCGCCAGCGGTGTTATTCCGCAGGTCATCGGACGAGAGCCCGCGGGGTCCTGTGTACCAGTTGAACGTGCGCGAGAAGTCGTCGGCCGCATCTTGGAACTGATCGGGGAATGCCAAGATGCGATCAAAGGCGCGTTCGAGGCGGATGAAGTTCAACACCTGGAACTCGATCTGACCGATAGAAGCATCGATGACGGCATTTGCGAGGGTATCCCCCGCATCCGCTACCCCCTCCACCACTGTGGCGGCCTGGCTGAACGTGTACTCGATCAGGCTCGTCGCACCGGTGAGTACGTTGGCCACCGAGTTGATCAGTCCTGAGGCGTTGATCATCACCGCTTGGATGTTGCCGACCTTGCGCTTGATCTTCCCGAGATCGGCGTTGATGTTGGCGAAGAAGGCGCGGGCGTCGTTCAGAGCCTCAGAGATGATTTTCAGAGGGTCGTCGAGCCCTCCGGGTGTCGAAGGCACTACCCGGCGGTGCGCGTCGCCGATGGCCGCGAGGGTGATGCGATACTCGTAGGTGACACGTGTTGTGCGTGCGTCCCTCGGCGTTTCGAACGAGCGAGGGACCACGACGAAATGATCATCGTCCTTGAGCGCGTGAAACACCATCCGCACGTGTGATGCGTGCTGTGGGTTCTTCTTGGCGGCGGAGTAGCGGCGGAAGAACTTTCGGAAGGCGGTAAAATGCTCGTTCCCGGTGCGCTCTCCGCCGCGCACCCCTCCCGTACCAGGGGCGCGCTGTCCTGGGTTCGTCACGAAGGTGGGCGCGGTCTTCTTCGAATGACCGAAGGTCCCGCTCATATTGATCTCTTGGATGATCTGACCGTTCTCTTCGGCCACGACCGTATCCCCATCTGTGGGAGTGAGTGTCACCGCAAAGGGCTCGGAAAGCGTGTACGTCTTCGGGTTGAGGGGGAAAACGAACGCCTCTAGCACCTCCTCGCCGCGGTCATCGATCAGCTCCAGCACATACCCTGCACGGAAGCCCAGCCGGGCGTCCTCGGGGGACACCTGATCGAGAACGCCTCCGACTTCTAGGGTGATGGCCATGGTTTGATTCTACTCCAGGGCTCCGGAGAGCACGACGTCAGAGTCTGGGGGGTCGGTATCCGCGCCTGTGGTGGTGGTTTTCTGTATCCCCCCGTCAGAAGTTGTGACTCGAACGTCCGCGAAACCAGCTAGATGAGCAACCACCCCAGCGGCGATCGCCGCACATCCCTTCTTCCTGTCTACGTCCTGATCCCCAGTCGTGGCGCCGAACTCTGCCGTCAGCGCGTCGTAGATCGCCTTCGCCATGGTGTTTGGCTGGACCGTGTTGTCGCCTGCATCCATCGACATAGCTAGCTCTTCTTCGTCTTCGCGAGGTCAGAAAGGACAGAATCGGGGACTGCGGAAAGCGTCTCTGATTGAGGGGTGTCAGGAGGTCCAGACGAGCCCCCCATAGGCACCGTGTGCTTGTGGGTGGCGTATACCGCAGACCAAAACGTGTTCACCTTCTGCAGCTCTGCGTCTAGGTAGGTCTTGAACGCATCCCCAAGGATCACGCTCTCGGCCGCGCCCTCTCCGAGATGGATCTCGACTTGGGTCCCACTCTTGAGTACCTCTAACACATCCTCGCCGTCGACCTCGATCGTCACCCGTCGGTCAGCCTTCACACGGATCCTGAACTCCCCGTCGCCAGCGCTCGCGTCTTCATCCTCGTCTGTGCCATACGCTTGCGCGAGGTCGATCAGCATGTCGCCGTTCTCATTGATCCGAAGCTCTGTCCCGTTGTGATGGACGTAATACTCCGTCGCCTGCGGCTCCCCGTGCACAGGCGTGCCCGCCGCCGTGACGATCTGGCGGTTGCTCCGCTCGTGATCGTAGGCGCCGATGACTACCGGCATGTCGATGTCGCCCTCGACGTAATCGACGAGCACCTGATCGCCGTCGAGCTGGTCCCACGATGTGGTGCCGCCCTCCGGATTCGGAGAGCCATTGCGGCTGACCGGCCTGAGCACGAGGGTTCCTCCTGCCAGGTCTCTCGTCGTGCCTCTCGGGACCCAGAGCCCGTGCAGGTTGTGGACGCCGTAGTTTCGCTGCAGCACCGGCACCCGATAGATAGGGATCCCAGAGTTGATGAGGATTGCGTCGCACGTAACGCGATGAAATCTGTGGGTGTTGTCCTCGTCGTCGTGGACGTAGGACCGCAACACCACCGCTTGGTGTGGTGCGTCTTGGGGGCGGTTGGTTCGAGGCAGGTTGCGGTTCCTGGCGTTCAGGCCCGCCTGTACGATCGAGCCGCCTCTAACTCGTGTGGTACTCCAGCGATTCATCAGTCGTTCTGTGGGTCAGGGGTTGTGGTGGTCGGGTCTATGTCGATGTCTTCCTGCCGCACCAAGTTGTCAGAGCGCTCGGAGCCATCCACCGTCGTCGCGCTCTGAGGAAGAGTCTCGAACCCTACCTCGGAGTTCATAGCATCGTGGTTCATGTCAGGGTCGGTCTCTTGGGAAGTGCGAGCCTCTCGCTGTTGGGCCAGCGCATCTACCTCACCCACCGTGAAGACCATATCCGCAGGCTCGTCGGCGCCTCCTCCGCTTTGGGCCGCCTGTGTGGTCTCAGGTGTCCCTGGAACGCCGTCCACGCTCTCGGCCGCAGCTCGGGCCGTCGCGGCGTCCGGAGCCTCTCGGACGGCTTGTAGCTGCTCGTGGGTGGCGGTCTCAGAAGCCACCCCGAGACCTGTGGCTGTGTGCTCCAGATCACCGACAGTGTCGCTGTGCTCTCGACGCGCATAGATCTCACCGAGGAGATCTCGGTTAGTGGGTTCCCCGCGCGTGAGCGTCAGCCCTGTGGTGGCCCCCTGCGGGTAGGTATAGCTGTGGTTGACTCCCTCGACGTAGAACTCGATCGGGGACCCAACGCGGCGATGCCATCGGATTCGATGTCCGATCCGAATCCAAGGCATAGCGCGGGCGATCTGCAGCGAGCCGGATATCTCAAGCGGGGCCGGCGCGTACCAGTCGTGGCAAAGCTGCAGCCAGCGTGCGCTGGTCGCGTAGGCAATAGAGGCGATGTCTTCCTCGTTGAACGGTAGAAATCTGGTCCCCTGCATGAACCGACGGAGCCCTACCTTCCGGATGTTGTCTATGTCATAGATCGGGATCCCCCCTGGGTCTCCTGGGTCCCCTCCGGTCTCCTGGCTCACTGTGTAGTGAACACGGTAGGAGCGGGCCTGTGCACCCTGCGCGTCGAGGATCCAAAAGTTGTGTTTGTTGGCTCCGCCGCCCTTCGATAGATCCTGCCCGCTCACATCCTGTGGGTAGATGTCGTGCGTAGGGAGCCTAGACCACTTCCGTCGGTTGGCTCCTTCGACCTTGGTCGGGAACGGGCGCTCTCGCAGGTAGATGGCGGGGGTGAGTCCGACGAGTTGGCGGACAGGCAGCTCCGCACCTGTGACTGGATCCTTCTCTCTGGCAGAGGCGGAGAGATTGGGGTCTGGCGCGAGGTCTGACCACATCTCATTTAGCAGCCCGTTGCTGAACTCCTGCATCGCGTCCCAGAGCTGCCCCTCCATCGTGCTCGGGTTGAGCAGCTGCATGTACAGCAGTCTTCCGCGCAGTCTCTGGCTGATGGTGGTCTTGTTGAGCACGTCATAGAAGCGGCGGCCCCCATACAGCGAGGGTGGGAAGGTCCAGACGCTATCCGAGATCTCCTCGTTCCCGAGCCACGAACGGATCAGCGCACGCACGATTCGGTCTGGCGGACCTTCCACATCCTCGCTCGTCGTATCGTACATGATGGCTGAGGGAAGCTGTCCGCCGCGCTCGAATGTGTTGAGGTAGGTCTCCGTCGTCTCGAACACCTTCCCATGGTCCCGCCCTGTGATGGTGAAGGAGAGAGCCCTCTCCCCCTTTACCCCGCGCTTGATCGACTCCTTGATCGTGTCGATGTTCCCGAGGCAGATGTCAGCGGGAACCCCGTTGATCTGGTACTGCAGTCGGACCCACACCCCTTCCGGATCATCCCAGAGGTCTAGCAGGCTCTCAGCGTCCTGATCGGTAGCCTTCATCTGCAGAGAGAACTGCCCCGCTGCATCTCCAAAGCTCTTTTGGTAGTTGAAGCCCTGCACGCGGTATGGGACGCGCAGATCACCGCGTGCATCCTGATCGAAGCCGTTGGATTCCCAAGTGTGGAACGAGAACACCACTCGCGTGTGTGTGGAGAGATTCACACGAGCCCGCTCTCTGTGGAGCCTTCGGCCAGTTCAAGTGCATCCTGTAGCTGCTGAGTCGCCCCTAGCAGTCCGTGCTGGTGGTGACGCATCAGGTCAAGGGCGGCCCCTGGTCCCGACCCCCCGGCAGGAGGGGTCGCGGCCCCTCCTGCCGTGGATGGGGGAGGCGGGGGAGGGGTGTCCCCACCGAGGCCCGCGCCCATCCCTCGATAGATGGGCTCCACGTAAGGGGCCACGGCGCGCACGCCGCTGTTGATGGCTTCGTCTATTACAGCATTGCCTGTGATGTCCGCATTCTCGCCAGCTTGGATTCTGCGAAGATTAGAAGCTGCTTGGTCGGCTGCCTCCCCAAAAGCACCCACCGGCTCAGACAGTGCATCGGGGACGAAATCTGCCACCGTGCCAGCAAAGATGCGGGCTGCCGCAGCCGTAGCCGCTCCGAACCCTCCTGTATTGTAGGCATCGACAATCTCAGTCGCAGCCCCTGCTACACCGCGCACTAGGCTCATCGCGCTCGGGAGAAACTGCCGAACCAAGCCGATCTCCAGACGCTGCAGCTGCTGTACACCGACCCTCACATTCTCTGAGCCCCCTACTGCGATTCGCTGGGCTTCCATGGCAGCACCGTGCGCCGCCCCTCCGAAGTTGAACCTGGATTGCCTGCCTGCTATCTCCCTATCCAACGTGCCAGAGCTAGGGGCAGATCGGAACTCCTCTCCGCCTAGTCCTGCCCCAGCCAAAGTGAGGACGCGGCGCGTACTGAGGTTCACCCCGCCCTCGCGCATGATGTTCTGGATGGCATACGCGGTCCCCTCGGGTGACCCCCCTCGGGCCATCATCATCCTGAACATCTCCGGAATGACAACTTCGGGGTGCTCCTCTAGCTGCAGTTGGGCCTGCATGACGGAGCGGCCACCCTCTTGCCCGGTGAAGCCCGCCGCCCTCATAGCGAGCATAGAGAACATACCAGAGCCTTGCGGTGCGCTTCGTAGTGCAGTCCCAATGCTGGTAAGGGCCTCAGCCCCGCCCCGCCCGGTCCACCCGCTCCGCGGATCGCTGAGTACGGGAGAGGATCCAACGATCCCCATCAGGCTCGCCATACCCTCCGCGTTGATGTGCATCCCCTGAGACCGAGCCTGATCGGCGAACGACGCCACCGACTGCAGATATTGATCAAGGCGGGCATTCCGAACACCAGCCTCCATCCCAGCGGAGATGATCTCTCGAATCTCCGAGGTGTTTGTTGAACCGCCTGAGGTTTCGAATCCGCCGAAAGCCGATCCTGTGTTGATCCCCATCAAACGTTGCATCGCGAGCATGCCAGGGGCGGCCCGCCCAAGACTGGCGCCCGTCCGCCCGCTCTGACCGGCGAACTGAGCCATCATCTGGGCTTGTGCTGGGAGACCAACGCCGAAGCCAACCCCGATGCCCCCGCCAGCGCCGATCGCATTCGCTCCACCAGTCTGCCCCATGGTGCTGGCGAGCTGCTGCTGATAGCCCGCCCACTGCCCATAATACTGCTGTGCACCAGCCATGGTGGCGCCGAGCATAGGACCGATGTAGGGGATTCCACCAAGGGCGCTGCTCATCCACCCCTCACTGGTGGGCGCGAGCCTAGCGGCAGTCCCCCCCATTCGCTGGGCGCGCTGGTGCTGCCGCTGAAGAAATCCGGGGCCTCCTTGCCCACTATTCGCCAAGCGGGCTCCGCCGTAGCCTCCAATCGCTGCCCCGACTGCAGCCCGCCACCCCCCACCACCTTGGGCGGCACGCTGGGGGGCAGCCTGCGACTGTGCCATACGCTCAGCCGCGCGCCCCATCCGATCCGTGACCTCTACCAGCTTGCTCATCTGCCGAGTCGAGCGCTCGATCATGCGCTCGAACGACGAGATGAGAGCGGGGTCAAAGACCCGCCCCATCGTCTTCCCGAGTAGCTCCAGCTCTCGATCGTCGATCCCAAGCTCTACGACAGTTCGGACTCGGGTCTCAGCCACGATGCTTCCTCTTGCTCTTCCTCGACCCGGTGGGGGCGCTCACTGGGGCCTTACGAGCCCTTCTAGCGGCGGATGCCTTTTTCTGCTGGATCCACTCGTTGTATTCCTCGACTAAGTTCCCCATCTTCAGAGGATCCGTTTCTCGCGCCTCGATGGCGTCCAGCTCCGGGTCTCCTGTCCAAACCGGGGTGTCTACGAGCTTTTGCGCCTCCTCATCCGACCGATAGATCGGAGTGATGTCGTCATCGCCGAATGGGTCCTTGCGCTGGCTGTCGCGCCACTCTCTGACCGCTTGCTTGTAAGCGATGTGCTCGAATAGCTCACGAACCGTCGCCCGCAAGAATCTCTCGTCGTTTGGCGGGAGCCCGAAGCTCTCCACCCACATCGCCGTCGCCGCCATCCTCTGCTGCGAGATCGTCCTCCGCCCCTTCTCGTCCAGAGCCGACACGATCTGATCCACCGTCCGCATCCCGGCCGTGAAATCGGTCCTCGTACTTGCGGCACCTCGCATAAACCGCTTCTAGAGGCTTCGCATCGTAGAAAAGGTGGGGCTTCCACCAGTCAGGGGCGTCGGTGATACAGACGTACGTGTAGGCGATCATCTCGGCGATGAACAGAGCTTGCGGATCAGCCATGCAGCCGGCCGGCAGATAGCCTGACTTCACAGCACCGATCTCGATCTGGTCGCCCATCTGGGGGACCTTGTAGGTGAACTTTCCGACGAAATGCTTCCCCCGCCCGTCCACCACATCGATGTGGAACGTATCGACGGGGGGTAGCTCTCCGGGCTCCCTCTCGTCCTCGTCCTTGCCTTTACCCTTTGCCTTTCGGCTTCGGGCGAGGGCGGCTCCTGGGTCCATGTCCTTGGTCATGTCGTCTCCTTCTCGGTGTGAGCCGATGCGCGATTACACCAGCTCGGACTCGTCGCGGATGCGGATGGCGACGAACTCAACGTCAGTCAGCACGATTCCGCGCGGGCTGATGTTGATTCTGTAGCTGGTCGCCTTGACCCGCTCGATGTTGGCCACGAGGGCCCCCGTCAGCTTGTCCTCGATGGACGCGGTCATCTCACCGCTGGTGAGAATGTCCTCCAGTCGAGGGAAGATGCGAACGCCGTCACGGAGCTTGACTGACTCCGTGATGACGCGAACCACCTGAGCGCTGAAGTTGACCCTGTAGGCGACCGGCACATGCTCGGCCACCTCCAGCTGATCGAGAACTTCGACGGGGTCGTGTTGCACTTCCTCGCCATAGGTGACGTTGGTTGCGTACATCACCTTGACGTTGTCGATGAGCAAGCGCGCTCGTGCGCCACTCTGAACGTTGCCTCTGCCTGCCATCAGTGCCTCCTACTCACGCGGCGGTGCGAACCGCAACGAGATGAACCGTGATCGGGATGAAGTTGATCGGGAGAATCGGCGCGATCTCCACGCTGACGGGGAAGACGTCCCCGATCTGCTCGACGGTGAGCGCTCGCCACAAGACGATGATGTCGTCGTCGACCAGTCGGCCGAGGATATCGCTCGCGAGCCCCTTGAGCGAAGCCACGGAACCCGAGAGGCCCCGCTTGCCGATCCGCTGCTCCATGGCCGTGCGCAACTCGAAAATCGCCGTGTTGGCCGATTCGTTCGCGCTCATCTCTGTAAAGACGACGTTGTCATCCTTGAGGTGCGTGGTGACTGATCGTACGTAGCGGACGCCGATCCCGTCGACCTTCTCGGCGATCATGATCCCAGCGTCGATCAGCTCTTCCTTGTCGTCCTCGACCGTCCACGAGCTGTCATTCCTGATGTCAGTGACATTCGGCAGCTTGTGCGTGAGAGGCTCCCCGATCGGGCTGCCCGCCTGCATGCCTGCAGCGATGACACCGTGCATCCAAGGCGGATAGAAGGTAGCCAACCCCGTATCCGGGTCGAAACGTTCGGCCTCTTGACCTAGCGCGGTCAGGTGCCTCGATCCGAGAGCCTGCGCCCTCGACTTGAGCAGTGCTTTGGTGTCCCCTGCGCCGCCTGCGGTGCCGAATCCGACATAGCCGTTGGCTTCACTCCGCCCCTTGCCTGCGCGGAACTTGAGATGAGCGTTCAGAGCCGCGTGCACCGCAGCGTCCTCGGTGCACGGAACTACGATGTTGACGCGACGCTTCTTGAGTAGGTTCAGAGCTGCCTGCCACTCCGTGATCGTCGGCACCCCCTCGATCCCTCCCTGGAGGTAGACCGGAGAGACGGTGTTTGCTGGACCCTGAGCGCCTCCTGTCGCTCTTGCGGCGGTGAGGAGACCCGAACCCTCGTTGACGGCAGTCACGAAGGCGTACAGCTCTGCGAAGAAGTCGTCTCCTCCGATCGTGAGCGCGAGAGGTGCCGTCCCATAGTCCATGTCCGTCAGGAGGAACGTGGTCGGGTTGCTGACTGCAGCCGTAGCGGTGAAGCCGTCCCGAGCGTTCAGGCGATCAGTGAGCTTCTGGATCGTGGTGTAGAGCGACGCATCCGCCTTGATCGCGCTTGCTGCGAGCGTAACCGTGCGGGCTCCTGCTGTCTCACCCATCGCGAGCGCGGTGATGGTACCTCCGTCGAACACCGTCAGCTCGACAGGAGTGGTGGCGGCGGAGAGGTCCACACGCGCTAGCGTGACCGCTCCCGTGGCAGACGTGCCGATCACCATCATATCGACCGCTTCGTTCACGTCGATGGAGACGAAGAGATCATCCGCCACCGGCATGTTGGTCGTGAGGTAGAGCCCTCTCGTGAGCGTACCCGGTGCGAGCGTGAGGATCGTGGTCGGGATGACCTGATCGCTCAGGGTCACGGTGCCGATCGTAGCTGCGCTCTTTTGGGCGCCAAGGATCTTGGCGAAGAGCTGCGTCCCGTCCACGTCCGTAAGACCGTTGCAGGTCAGCGTCTCGCTTACCGGGTTATTCGACCCGTCGAGTCCGTAAACCGTGACGGTCTCGACCGTATCACCTGCATCTGAGCTGACGATGCGGACCGCACCAGTTGCGAGGATGTCAGCGGTGATCTCGGCCACGAGTCCTGTCTCGGCCTTGGAGGCAGAGGCAAGGAACTCTGAGGCCGAGAAAAGCCCTGTCATCGAGGTGTCCCAGCCCGCACCACTGTCGTTGTCATACGCGATGTTGATCACCGCGTCGCCTCCGACGTTGTCGATGGCTTCGATCGTGTCCTCGAACGTGATCGTGATGAGCTTTCCCTTCACAGTCCCGGCTGCGACCACCACGTTGATCTGGGCCGTGAACAGGCCCCAGTCGATCGAGGTGAAATCGACCGCGTCATTCGAGCCGCCATCCACAACAGTCGCGCTCGATTGCGTCGCAGGGTTGACCTTCACACAGACGAGCCGCTGTGCCCCTCCGGGCACGGCCTCATCGTTGCTTGGATCGAACGCGAACTGCCCCGCCGTCCGAAGATTCCCAGAGCGGTAGGTCTGGAACACCTTCTCGGGGCGTGTGAAGTCAGAGAATGTAGAGTCGACGCTGAGCGGCTTGCCACCCTCAGCCGTCCCGAGGAGGGCGACGATCCCGACTGCGCCGGGGCTGAGCCCTGCGAGCGCGGACGCGTCGACCACCGAATAGGCGCCGGGAACGTTGATGCGACTCCCGCCAAAGTATATTGCCGTTGCCATCTGATGCTCCTTCTAGCGCTCACCCGCGGGGGCGCGACACCCATGCTTCGTATTCAGCTTGCCACGCCTCACGCGTGCACTTCCGTGTGCGGTCTCCCGCGTCCATCTTTTCGCAGACGGCGAAGCACTCCCCCAGAGTGCCCATACCGATCACGAATCGATCGACTGTGATCTTGTACTGCTGGATCGGGATGACCTGCGCAACGGCAGGCTCGGAGGCGGGCTCCGGAGCCTCGGGCTCTTCCGGCGCCATCGTCTCGCGAAGCGGGAGCGGAGTCTCTCCAGACTCGGTGATCTCTTCCACAGCAACCGTGATCGGCTTCTTTCTCATCAGCTGTCCTCTAGCGTAAAGGCTGTGACCGCTCCGGTCAGCCCATCTACTACGATATCTGACCCGAAGATTCCAGCGATCCGGATCTTTCGGGGGTCGGCAGCAAGGAGATGCGGGACAGACATCGGAGCCTTCGCCGACACTCGCAAGACCCGCACGAACATGTTGTCGGGCATGTAGGACTCATCCGGAGCTAGCTCGGCGCCTGACAATGAGATGTCGAGTACGCCGCACGCCATGAGAAAGCCCTTCCCTGCGTGGATGATGCTTTTGGCCACTTGGTACAGCATCTGGCACTCGTCGGGGTGCTCTGCGTAGACATAGACGGTGTAGACCGAATCCCAGAAGGAACCTGTGAACTCCACAGGCTCTCCATGCTCTGGGTCCCTGTCCTCGCCGACCGTGTCCCCGATGAAGGCTTCTCCCTCGTCCTCGGACTCCATCACGACAGCGTAGCAAGGGAAGTCTGCGCTGGACCGCGCGTACCCCAGCGTGGCCTTGGGGGGGCGGGCCATGAAGCGCTGCACGAACTCGTCTCGCTCCTCTGTGCCGCTGGTGGGGTCGAAGAAGTGCGAAAAGAAGCGGGTCAGCTCGGTCTCGTTCCCCTTCATCTGATCGATGGTCTGCCGCAAGAGAGTGAGCAGAACCCGCTCGACGAGCAGGATCGCGTCCGCCGACGTAGAAAGCTGCACCTCCGACTGGTAGGCGCCCCCTATGTTGCGCATCAAGCGCTTTTTGCTCTTCCTGCTCACGGTCTCGTCGCCGCCTTGATCATCTGCCCCTGGACGCGGGCTATGTACTTCTGGACCTTACGGTGGATCAGACGCGCAGAAATACCAGGATGCTGCCACCCAGAGGTCACCCTGGATGAGATTCGGCGAAAGGTGTGATAAGAGTGCTGGCCCTCGCCCTTCTTGACTGGACCGTACACCTTGAGCTGCTTGATCATCCCCGCGTAGATCGAAGCGGTGTGATGCGGCTGCTCTCTCCGCTCCATGATCTTTTTTGCCGCCCGCCCCATCGGCATGCCGGGGTGGATCCGCTCCCCGTACGCCACCGTATGCCCACCAGGACCTGCCTTGAGACCTCCCGGGCGGCTCATGGTGGGCTCTAGCGCTTTCGCCACGTTGTGTATGGCACGGGGCATAGGACGCCCAACGTTGCGCCCTCCCGTCCCCGGCGTGCCGTGTCGGAACGGAACCGTGTTGTACCGGCTCCCATCCTTCGCGGTCTTGGCGTTCGAGCCAGGCCCGAGCAGTGTCTGGCGCATGTCGAATGCGCTCATCCCTTGCTCAACCATATTCGGCAGGACACCGACTAGCGAGATGGTCACTCGCATACCGTCTGTTTCGATGTCCTGAATCCCTCGGATGTAGTCTTGGGCGGTCGTGTTTAGCTCGCGCTTCGCCACCTTGATCCACTCATGTCTCGCAGCCGAGCCGATCCCCTGGAGCGCTCGGCGCAAGTCAGCCTTATGGGGGAGAGCGGCAGCCACAGCTACAGCTAGCTTGTGCGTGTCGATCTCGACCATCGATCGACGCTTAGACGCCACGACCGTCAACCGTCCCTGTGACCGGAGATGGATTCTCCGTCGATTGATCGAGATAGTCCAGCATCACATCTACCTGAATGGGCAGCGCTTCCACCGTCGGATTCGCTCTCTTACGCGCCGAGACCGTGTTCCGAATCAGATTCGAGTGGGAGGTCACGATGTATACTGGTCGAATCTCGTAGTTGAAGGAGAGGGTGGTGCCATCTGGGATAAGGCGGTCGCCGGCTGGCGACCATTCGATCCAGCCCTCTTGGGTGATCCAGAACTCGGTACCCTCCTCCACTCGCCGCGTCTCGTTGCTGCTGTCCTTGAACAGCATCGCAACAGAGCGAACGACTTTGTAGCGAGCGCTGTCGACCTTACGCTCATCCCACTTCGGCAAGCGCTGCCTGAGAGCCTCTCGATTCCCCTTCGTGATGTACTCATTATATACGATCACGGAGTCGCGCAGCTCCAAGCTGTCGCGGTAACCAAGCCGATACTGAGGCTCTGTAGTAGCCTTGGCGGTACCACTGAAGAAGTGCCCAGCGTGCTTGTAGACGTCGTCTTTCCGATCGAATCTGGTCATCACTGCTTGGATGAGCTGCGGGTCGATGTATTGATAGCCAGAGCCACCGCAGTCATCGCAGTTCAAGGCGCACTGATTGGTGCGCAGGTTGAAGCACGGGCAGATCATGGCTTTGCGCCAGATGCAGAAATAGCCCTTCTGTCGAATGACACGAACGAACTCCTCGGGGCGGAAGTCGGCGCGGACCTTCGATACCGACGGCTGCGTGAAGTTGGTGGTGTCCTTCTCGCCGATCGTAGGCTTCTGCTCTACGTCGCGGCGGGTCTTGGTCACCAGCGCGGGCGGGACGATCTTTCCCATCAAAGTACCGCCATTCTGATGCCTTTGTAATAGCGGCGGAGCACGGGGATGGAGGCTTTTATCTCCTTCTGGTAGTTGATGAGGCGCGCACCGAACCCTGCGTTTGTGGCCGATGAAGTTGTGCCTACGTTCTGCGAGAGCCCGTCAATGGACACGCTCAGCGTAGCGATACCTGCGCCGGCAATCAGGTCGCCGAAGATGTTGAACGGGCCGAGGGAGGCAGTCTTACCGATGATATCGAGCAGATTCTGCGGGATCTGGCAGTCTTCGAACCCTGCGGTGTAGTCGATGCTGAACAGGTCGGGGAGGTAGTCCATCCCGCTGTAGATCATGGGGAGGTAGCTGCCGCCCTGCCCGATGAGGATCTGCGAGAGGGTTCCAGCCGTGGGCACGATTCGCACGAGCCCGTGGGTCTTGTCCAGCCGCAACCACTCGTCGGGGAAGTTGATGACATTCTGCCCGGAGGGATAGTCTACGTTGAAGTCCTCGACCGAGATGAGCGGGTAGTTCTCCAGCTGCACGATGGTGAACGCTTGATAATCGTTCCTGTAGTAGTCGTGCTTCTCTCCGAGGAACGACGTCGGCAAGATCGGGATGTCCAGCTCGTGCTCTAGATACTCGATACCGGTCAAGATGTAGTGTTCGAACACCTTGTCAGGCATAGGCTCGCCTGCGTCGTTGGTGAGGTCGATACCGAACAGGTAGCGCTGCTTGAGCTGCGCCACGCTCAGGACGCCTAGCAGGAGGTTACCGATCCCCTCGGTCTCCTTACCTGCCTCGGTACAGGTCTTCAGCTTCGTGGAGTAGTATTTGACGCGGTAGAAATAGCTCGCGTTCCCCTGCCTGTCGTAGACGATGTAATCTACCTTGTCTCTCTCCAAAGGGGGCCAGTCCGAAGAAGGGGAGAGATCTGAGTAGGACAGTCCTCCATCAGTCGAGCGCTCCACCACGAGACGATCGTAGTCACTGTCGATCGCGGCGTTCACATCCGGATCGTTGTGGACCAAGCGGATCACCCGCCCTCGGCTCTGCGCGTTGACTGTCCCGATGTTACCCATCCCTCAGTCCTCAGACTTTCTCTTCTGTCTGTCTGTAGAACAGCGGTGCGAACGTGGAGCGCTTGCGTGTGCGAGGAGGAGGAGTCTTAGGGGCGATGCTCCTCCGCAGGTCACGAGACGTTATGGCCCCCGTCATGGCTTTACGGCGCGCGAACCTTACGCTGTCGACAGCGAGATCCACCACACCAGTGGTGTCGTCGTCCTCGACCTCCTCTGTGATGGGAGGATGAGCTAGCAGCTCCTTCTCTTCCTCGGTCAGGTCCTTTTCACGAGAGGCGAGCATCTCGTCAGCTGCCTCTTCGATCTTCACCTCCGCCAACTCGTCCTTGCCTAGCTGATCCCGATTCTTCTTGAAAGGCCACATCAGAAATCCTCCGCGCTGTCTTTGTGGTTTCGGTCACGGATGTCCCGCCTCACCTCTTGTAAAGCAGACGCTACATCGGCGTTGGTCACGGCGATTTGGCTCATCACTGTGTTCTGCTCGACCGTCAGAGCCTGCAACTCTCGGAGGAGGCGATGGGCGTCTTCTGTACGCGTGTCAGCGATCGAGGTGATCTGCTCGACGTGCATCTTCTGTAGTGCTTTGGTGTCAGCACCGTGCTTCTCGGCGAGCTTCACGAGGGCGATCTGGGTGACCTTCTCGGAGCGGTCTTTCTTCCAGTAAGCCCAACCCACCACGAGCAGAATGGCACCGGCGAATCCGGCATTAGACAGGATAGTGCTAACGATATCCTCCATGTGACCTCCTATCGCCGGTGCCGTCGTGGTTGGGGTGTGCGCCAGATCAGAGCCGTGGGCTACTCGGAGGTCGTCCTCTCATCATCCGCTTCGAGAGCGGTCACGATGTCGGCGGCCTTCTTGGACTTGGGAGGATCGAACTCTGGGTCAGCGTCCATCCTGGCCTTGGTCTCGGCGACCAGATCTGCATAGGGCCACTGATCATAAGGAGCCAGATCCCCCTCTGCAGGCTCCTCAGCGGGCGCAGGAGGCTCCGCGAGAGCGGGGACGTCCTCCTCGCCGTCTGCCGCCTCTTCAGCCTTATCGGCGGCCTCCTCGGCGGCCTTCGCCTCCTTCGCCTCCAAGTCGTCCGCCTCCTCCGAAAGCGCCTCGAACTCATCGAGGGCCTCATCGTAGGCGTCCTGAGCGGCATAGGCGAGCTTGGTGGCAGCCGTGGCCTTACTTCCCGCCTCATCCAGCTCGGCCTTCAAGCGGGCGACCTTGCCCTTGAGGCTCTCAGCCGCCTTGCGCGGAGTGCGCTTGCGCTTGCGCGGGTCCAGCCAGCCAGGAGTTCCGGTCAGGAGGTCAGCGTGATCCGCCTCCATCTTGAACACACCCTCGGCGTCAGAGCGGTACACCCGCCCTCTGACCCCAAGGTCTGAGTTGGGCATGTTCGCGTTCTGCATCTTCACTAGCATTTTTGTCATCTCCTTACGCAGGCTATTGGGCCGTGCGAGTGAACGTGAGGGACCGCGTGGCGGCCCCGCTATCGATGATTGCGCTGACCCCGTCGTTCACCCCGGGGCGGACGTTGATGAGGTGCACCGTTATGTCGTCGTCGATGAATACCATACCCTCGCCGATCTCGACTCCTGCTGCGGGCTCCACAGGGGCCGTCGCGGCGACGATCGTCCCGTCGAAGTTGCCGAAACGAAGCCACACGCGTTCGGTGGTCGCGCGGCTGAGTACCGTCACGAAGTACCGACCTGGATGTAGGCGCGTGGGTAGAGCCCGAGCCGTCTGGTCCACCCCGAGCAGCCGAACGAGGTCAGGATGCTTCTGGTAGTGACGTCGGAAGTCGTTGGGGTACGCTGTTCTGCTGCTCATTTTCTCATCCTCCGAAACGAAGACAGGGCGGGCAGGCTCAGCCTACCCGCCCCAGTCTAACCTGAGTCACTAGGAGCGGTCAGCTCAGCTGCTCGGGAGCGAGCCCGGCGCGCGGCCCACGTTTTTGAACACGAGGTTCCGTGCCGGCGAATACATCTTGATTCCGCCGTAAAGAACTTGCGCCCATCGGATGGAGGTGTCGATGGCCGCAAGGGGGATGCGGGTCATCGGGAGAAGCTGAGACCAGCTGAACGAGCGCTGGTTCTGCATGAGGATGAACGCCTTGGACGTGCCGGGGATGTCCCCGTTGTCGTCCGTGATCACCTGGGAGGCAGCGGTCTTCTTCACCTTGAAGGCGAGGGCTGCCGTACCGACGGCAGCACCAGCCGCGGTGCGATAGATCTCGTAGTACGCGGTGGCCTGCCCCCCGTCGTCGACCGTCATGCTGACCCGCTCCCCGGCGGCCACAGCGACGCTCGCCGTTGTCACAGGAGTAGCCGCACCGAAACGGTTGCGAGCGACGACCTTGTAGAAGTAGGTTCCCGCGTCATTCGCGGTGAATAGCGAAGCCGGGTTCGCGCCGGCCGCAGGCGCGGACGAGATCGTCGGCGGAAGCGGACGCTTCGAGGACGACCCGAGACCAGCAGCAACGGGGAGCCCGTTCGGCTGGATGAAGATCGAGTCGTGGAGCTTGATCTTGCCGTGCTGCCCCTGGAAGGCCGAGATCTCGGCTCCGAGGACACCAGGCTGGTTCGAGCCCATGGGGATGCGCTGGCGGTCGTAGACGAGCTTCCCGAAGTCCCCGAGCACGCCCGTGCTGCTGTAGAAGTCGGTACCCATGCCGAAGTTGTCTCGGATGCGGAGCAGACCGTCGTTCATCTCCTCTTCCCCGATGGGCTTGCCACGGAGGTCGATGATGTTGTCGGGGGCTCCGTCGCCGATGAGCTTCTCCAGCCCGTCGATCTGCTCAGTGAGCAGGGACGAGTCGCCGAAGAACAGAGCGTGCTCCAGCTGCTGAAGCATGAACATCGTCTTGTTCATCGTCTCCGTCGCGATGACGTTGCCGTGAGCAGGGCGGATAGTGTTGGCGACGTGGGACACTCTGCCGACCACACCAAGAAATCGAATCAGCAGCGTGACCCGCTCGTAGGTGCTGTCTTCTTCCTCGGGGAGGTCCCCCTCGGTCATCCAGCCGAGATCGAAGGCGCGGGCGCCTCCCTTCGAGTACGAAACGAGCCGATTGAACTCCTCGACGGTGTTGCTGGCAGGCAGCTTCGGGATCGCCTTGAAGAGCTTGATCTCGTCCATCTCGAACGTGATGTTCTTGAGGGTCGCCTCCAAACTTTCGACGCGAAGGGGGAAGCCAACGCCGGGCGCGACGCCGGGATCGTTGACATCGTTGCCGGCCGTGAGGGCCTTCTTGAGATCGACCAGCTCGTCAGGGGACGACGCACCGAATCCTCGGTAGTCGCGCGCAGAGACGAAGGCGCCGGGGTTTGCGAATGACATCTTTCTGTTCTCCTAGAGTTTCGCGTGATGCGGTTCGGGTCTACGCCTTCAGGCGTAGGCTCGCGCCGCCTCCGCCTCGTTGGGGTTGCCGGCGAGGTACTGCTCGACGTCCTTCATCGCTTGCGGCGTGATCTGGCCGCCCGACTCCAGCTTGGCGATGATGTGAGTCGTCTGCTCGCCCGCGATCTGCTTCTCGCCCTTGACGAGATTCCTGTAGGAGAGAACCGAGAGGGTCTCCGCCTTGCTGAGCTTGTTGGGAGGCGCGTCGCTGAGGCTCTTGTTGAGGGCCTTGGCACCGCGAAGATCCGTGACCCCCCTGGAGGGCATCGGCTGCCTCTCGACGAGGTTGAGCCTCTTGCCCAGCTCGGCGATCACGTGCTGCTGGCTCTTCACGAGCTGGCTCTGGTTGTACATGGCGACGGCCATCGCCTTGTTCATCTTGTCCTGCTTGCTCTGGCTACGACCCATCGACTTCGCGATCTTGCCGAGAGCCTCAGTGGTGCGCGCCGTGAGCGCCTCCATGAACGGGGCGGCGTCAACCGCCTCGGCGATGTCAGGGTCCTGTGCGAACGACTTGCGGAAGTCGTGGCTGCTCGACTTGGCGTAGGCGGGCGGCATACCGTCGCCGTCGTCGTCATCATCCTCGCCGTCCTCGTCGCCGTCGGGCTCTTCCTCTTCTTCCTCGTCCTCGTCCATCTTGGCCTTCATAAAGGCCCGAATGGCGGAGTCCGAGAAGCCCGCACCCGCGAGGGCGCCGACCATCTTCCCGATCATCATGTTGTCGATCCGGCCGACGTCGCCCGAGCCGGGCATGCCGCCTCCGACCGTCCCACGACCAGGCTCGATGTGCCCAGCGTGTTCCATGCTGACCCCGCCGTACGCCTTCGACAGCTTCTCCTGCAGCCCCTGCGCGTCGGCGGCCTTGAGAAGGTCGCCGAGAGACGCGTCGAGGGAAGCCACGTCCACCTGCGGTTCGTTGTGCTCGCTCATCTTTGGTTCCTCCCTACCGCAACGGGGTAATGCCGCAGCGCGTAGTCAACAATCATCTCCGCGTGGTCCCGAGGCACCTCGGGGCGGAGTTCCATCAGAAGCCGAATCGCTTCCGACTTGTTCATCTTCTTCTTGCGCTTCTTCTTCCGCTCGCCGCCAGCGACCAGGCTGCGGTCGTCATCCTCGTCGCCTTCGAGCGACTCCATACGAAGCGCGAAGGCATCTCCCGGTGTTGCGCCGGGGTTCGAGACGGCGTGTCCCGCAGTGAGACTCTTCGCCAGCACGGAGAGACTGGTCTCTGTGTTCACAGGGCAGCGCGTGATCGCGACTTCCTTGACCACAGCCTTGAGTACGATCCCTGGGTTCAGGGGGTCTCGCTCCAACACGGTGCCCTCGACGCTGAAGCCGAGATTTCGAGGTGTGCCCTGTAGAGACTTGGCAAACGACCAAATCTCATCCGCCGGGCCATGGTCCTTCAGGAGCCACCCCTCGACATACCAT